TACTGCCATACCTACCTTGACCCAACCTTCCCATGCAGGGTTAGTTATGATGTACACCTGACCTTCTGGATTAGACTTGTAGTTCTCTAGGGAACTAAAGGCCGCATCCTCAAACCCTTTGTACTTCCCTGCTTTGTACAGGGGGTGAGACTTAGGTACGTATTTACCGTTGACGTACATCTGTTTAGCGTTCTCCTGCTTCTTAGTCTCAGGGTTATCCTTGTAGTACATGGGCTTCCCAGTGGCAGGGTTAATGCGTGTCTGCCCAACTGTTTCCAACTTTGTAATCTCCTGTAAGTGGACAGTTGAGTTCGTAGTGGAGTCCTGCGGCTTCAATACAACTGACTGCCAACCGTCCGAAAACCTCTGCTTTCTCTTGCTCGACCTCTGTCTGGATTTCATCGTGTATGTTTCCTATAATGTTAAACTTTATGCCCCAGAGTGTAGCGTATTCATGCAACAAACATAGGGCTTTCTTCATCACTACAGCACCTGCTGACTGCAATAGACTGTTCAATGCAGCGTGTTCGGATCGTATTGACACCCGTCTTCTATCCAAGCCAAGAACATAGCCTCTTGTAGCCGCCACTCCAACTCGCTCTCGTAAGTCTCTAAGAGAAGGCGTATTTGACAGGAACTTTTCCTTAAGTCTTGCACCATCACGCTTAGTTCCTCCAACGATACTTCCGACCTTGGCGTCTCCTGCTCCATAAAGGAAAGCGTATATAAAAGTCTTTGCTTGATCTCTAGTGTCAACGCCCGAAGCCAACTGGTTTGCCGTGTGAATATCTCCATTGAGAATTTCATTAGTGTAGTCCTCGTCATTCATGTAATGGGCAAGCATACGCAACTCTAAACCACTAGCGTCACAGCCCACAAGTTTATATCCCTCCGGTACTGTCCACACATCACGACACTCTCTGCCGTAGGGTGAATAGACTGCGGGGATCTGCCCCATGTTGGGACTAGAGTGCGTCATACGGCCTGTCACAGCACCACACGCATTGACGTACCCATGTACTCTACCATCGTCCTCGACTGCATCTAACCAACTCTGAACCTGTGCTACACGCTTCTGTATCATCAGGTACTCGCCAATCAGGGATGCCTCCGGTATACCTTGCACCTTACTTAGCACTGCCTCGTCTACGATAGGCTGTCCTGTCTCAGTGAACTGCTTGGGCTTCCACCCAAAGTATTGTAGGTATCGTCCTATCTGCTGTCGAGAACCCAAGTTAAACACAGGGTAGTCTATACGGCTGAAGGGAGCGACTGCGGTAGTCCATTGATCGCCTAGAAATTTAAGCCCAACAACCGAATACGTACCATCTTTCTTAGTCTTGGGGGTAATCTCTTTGACAAATGTTGGTAACGGTTTGAAAGTCTGTAACACTTCATCTTCAAGTTCATACTTCTTCTCCTTTAGTTCTGCTAATAATAAGAACGCTTTCTCTTGGTCTAGCGTCCATCCTGTTTTAATCTGTCCACATATAATATCTTGTACTCTATGCTCAAGCTCGATGCTTTCGCTTCCAAAACCAGTAAGCTCAGTGAGGAGTTTCTGGTACACCAGTTTATTAACTCGCACATCTTGGCGACAGTAGTCCACCATATCCTGCGAAAAATTATCCCAATCATTATGTTCTCCTTTTGGTTGTCCTAATACAGTACCCCAGTTATCTAGCGAGTGACCGCCTTCACGCTGTGGGTTAGCTAACCGTGACATGACTAGCGTATCTGTGACTTTACATTTGCTGAAGTCTGTGCCTAGTATCTTCTCAAGAACAGGTATGTCATAGTCAATTATGTTGTGACCTATGATCTCGCACTCTCCTTGATCTAGTAACCACTGATTGAAATCGTACAAAGTAAAACCAGAGAACTCAAAGTATTCCTCCAACCCCATGTGATAGGCAATGATTACCCACACTCTGTCGGGCTTCAAGCCATTAGCTTCAATGTCGAATACAATCTTATCCACTACTAGAACTCCGCTTTATCGTCAGGTACTGGACAGTTAGTCTCAATCATACGCCCAGACTCCTTGTCATAATACAGGTAACAAGCAGGGCCAGTGAGTCCAACAAACCTATTCTTCAGCACACGTACACAGGTGGTGTTACGTATCTCAGGGTCAGCGTGTTGCTGATCTCGCTCTAACCCCAGAACTATGTCGCTAAGTTGCGCGATTGCCGCTGATCCTCTGAGTTCTCCCAAAGAAATCTTACCGCCATCCTCGTGCGCCTTAGCACCGCTTGGTCTGCGTAGGTGAGACACAAGGAACAACCCTACGCCTGTCTCCTGAACTAGCTTACGGAGATTGGTCATGATGCTGTCGATAGCCTTACGCTCGTCACCTGTCTCTTGGTCTGACACTACGATGCTGAGATGGTCAAGGATAATCCACTTGCAGTCTAGTCCTTTAGCCATGTAGCGTATGCGTCCTAGCAAGTTATCCTCATTGGTACTGCCCCAGTGGTCAAACATAAAGATACGTCCTGACCCTAACGTGTTGTCCCAGTATCCCTTCTTCTCTTCCTGAGAGACAGACTTGTCCAAGTGCAACTGCTTGTTAGCCTCAATAGACATGATGCCTAGTGCTGTCTTGGGGATGTCCTCCTCCAAGGCAAGGATACCTATGTTATCTTCCGTAGCTCCTAGCAGGTAATGCTCAAGCTCCCTGACAATCTGTGACTTACCCATGCCTGAGCCTGAAGTAATAGTCACTAGCTCCTGCTTACGGAATCCATGTGTGTACTCATTGAGACACGCCCAAGGGTAGTCAATGGACTTGACATCAGACTGCTTGATGATCATGTCCCATGTCTCATTACCCGCAACGATACCATCAGGGCGGTATGACTTAGCGTTCCACCACTCCTTAACAAAGTCCTGAACCTTACGTGCCTTGAGCATATCACCTGCATCCTTCATGGATAGCTCAAGATTCTTTGCCTTGTTGGGGGTGAACAGATCAAGCACTGAACGTGCCGCCTCCTGTCCCGCCTTGTCACTGTCGAAACATATGACTACATTATCAAAAGTTTCTAGCCACTCAAGGTTTGCTTTGATGTCTTTGCTTGCTCCTGCCGCACCTGATCTGATGGATACGACAGGCCACTTCCCGTCAAACATCTCGTTGACTGCCAGTGCATCAGCCTCGCCCTCTGTGATCGTAATGTATTTACCGCCACTCTTGAACGCCTGTTGACCAAACAACCCCGCATTATCAAAGCCTCCTGTTGCATAAAAGTTTTTAGTTTCTACTGCTCGTACCTTAGTACCTATCACCGCACCTGTATCCTTGTCATGGTACGGGTAGTGATGCTTGACAATCTGCCCATCAGTGCCGTACTCAACCGTGACACCATAGCGTTGTGCTGTGGCTTGGTTGATACGTCTATCAGGGATTGCCGCTACTACTCCTGTCATCTCTAACGACCTCTTAGGTTTCTGTTGAACGCTTATAACCTGACCATCACCTCTCTCGTAGTGGTTACAGCCGCCTGAGAAACAGACGGCATGACCATCAGAGTATCTAGCCAAGTTATCCTTAGAGCCACACGCAGGGCATGGCTCATGTCGGACAAAGGTAGATTCAACTGCCATTAAAAGTCCTCGCCTCCTTCCTGCTCTGCAACTTCCAGAACCTTGACCTTATTCAGGTAGGTAGACGTTCCATGTACAGGGTGGGGCTGACCTTCTGCCCACAACAAACGTACCTTAGAGCCACGGCCTATGCGTCCTGCAAAGGGGTTGCCATCAGCGTCTAAGACAGGCACATCATACTTGGTGCTGAACTTACGCTGTTTAGTACCCTCGTACTCACGTAGCTTGACACCCATACCTGCTAACTGCTCTGCGGTTTGATCGTCTAAGCTAATGACAACTGAATACTTGCCAGTGGATTGACCCTGATACATCTCATGGGTGTCTAGGTTTTCAAATGCTAATGTACCTTCTACTACTGCCATATTACTATCCTCTACTAGATTGTTAAGTGCTACTTAGTTATAACTTGTTACAACTTAAGTAGCGTTTGGTTGAAACTTTAAAGATTAATAAAAATATTATCCCTTAACTACATGATTATTATATCAGGCATTCAAGACTGTGTCAAGTTCTTTTTCAGATAAATTTGGAAACTCCTTTAGTATGACCTCCATCTCGCTACTCTCTGCCATAGCATCGTCAGAGTGAGAGGCGCACACATTGCATAGATCAAGGTGGAAGCCTGTATGGTTGTCAATTCGTTTAAGTTCATACTCATTAAGGATAACGTCACACGCTTTACATCTACTCATTAGGGAATACCTCGCTGTACTTTTGCACCATGTCGGTGTATGAATTACTATAATACTCGTCACGCATCTGCTTAGTGACTCGCTGTGTCAGTTCAGATAATGTCATACAGTATACCTGATACTCAATCAACTCGTCAACCATTACGTGTGCTTGTGGTTCTATCCAATCACTAGGCTCATAGTCATAGCCTAGCAGTTCCTCTTTGATTTTACTCATAATGATCCTCATCGTATTTGTTTTTTAATACTGCATCTTCTAATGTAAACGCAGTATACACTAACCAAACAAGGAATACAAATATAATTCCTAATAAAATCATACGTCTACCTCCTCGTACACACGACCATAGCTAATCAAGATGAAGGGCAAGTGTAGCAGTACACCTTCAAAGGGCATGGCCTCAGTGTTGCCCGTGTCCTTGTTATAGACCCAGACGGCACGGCTGTCAGCGATCTCAAGGTACAATCCGCAACCATTGATCAGTTCTATACTTAACATTCTACCTAATATCATCATACTATTCTTCTCCTTCATCTGATAAATAACCTTTCAACGCGACAGCATCTATACGTCCCAACAGTTCATACAACGGTGCTTCCTCGTTGACAGCCAAGTCATACTTTATATGTTCAACTACCTTTTCAATAAGATATAATTTATCCATCACTCATCTCCTAAAGTTTTATCCACAGTAAATAGGCGCAAGTACTTATCGCCCTCACAGTAACGGTATCCATTATCTAGCTCAACAGTAGGATATATAGAGCAATGTACAGCCCCTTCTCTGGACGGGTAGTCATAGCCTATACCCTCGTCCCAACAGTTGATGTCAAAAAACTTATCACCTACCTGAATCTCAGTCCATGTCTCCTCGCCATGACCTATGTTGTCATAGAATTCGTCAAAGATCTCCAGTGCTTGCTTGTTGGCCTCCTTAAGCTCCTCGTCAGTGATCCACAGCTCCGTACTACAGGAGTTTAGCACACGTAGCTTGCTCTTGTCCTTATCTTTTAACATCTTGATAGGGAATCTAATATATACCTCGCCTAGTTTAGCATCCATGACGTGCCAATCTTTAGAAGGGCAAGTCTCTAGCCAATCAAAAAATTCTTTATCAGTCATCATTATTTACCTCGCGCATTGCGCTTTTGTTTTCCTGTCGCACTCGTTTGTTGTGCTTGCGTTTAATCTTCTTTACTTCACCGCTACGCCAGTGTAGCAGGGTACGAGAGGCGCGAGAGAATGCGTCGTACTCGTCGCCTCCTTTTAGCTTGATACGTTTAGTCATCTAATCTCCCTATTCGCTCTGCGTCTGCCATTAAATCCGCAAGGGCCTCGTCAATCTCCCATTGCTCCATAGGTTCATAATCATCTGCGTCTGGCAAGTCATAGCCGTATGGCTCGTCACCGTGCAACCAATCCTCACAACTACCATTCCAAATTCTATTCATAATATATACTCCTAGTTATAACTTGTTACAATTAATTAAACAAAGTGGACAAGGGATTTGATAACATAAAGAAGAACCCAAGCCATATTAAGTAAGTTAATGATGCGATACTACACCATCCAAAGACATCTGTCAAGAACTTTTTTCTATACTCTCGCTTTTGTTTGCGAATCATTGCGCTATTCATTTTTATATCCTCGTTTGTTTACCAGTTTATACTAAAGAATGGCCTACAGCGTAACGTAGGCCGCTCTATGGTATACACTGCTATCGTAAGCCGTCTTTGTACTCGTCTACGATGTCGTGGATAAACTCGCGCAAATCGTCGAGCTTGGACTCTATAGCGTAGATGTCTTTTTCTAGCATTGACCCCATGCTTGCATCAACGCCAATCTCCTCCGCTCTACATGACGCCTTCCACAATTCACCATACTCTGCAAAATACACCAAGTCTCTCAATAGTTTTTCGGTTTTGGTCACTGGTTTAGCCATTTTATACTACCTCCACTAAATTATTAATTACTGACTGCGGTACTTCCACTGCGTCACAACCCTGCAACCACTTATTGATATGCTTGGTGGTGGTTACGCTGTACTTGGTTGATGTACGCACCAACGCGCCTGTGTCAGTTCGTGCGGCCACTGGTGTTTCGTAGCTAAAAAATACCTGTACCTCGCCCAAGTCTAGCTCGGTCATGTTACTTCCTAATTGCTTAAGTTTCATCTTGTATTGCCTCTTGGTTTAGTTGATTTCAATATCAATAATTTTATAACAAACTATCACTCTGTGTCTACTGCCTTTAGCACTCCAATCTTCCAGAATACCGTCACGGCTTACAGCGCAATGGCTACGGGTCATAAATAGGAACCTACCGCCACTGGGTGGCCGTTTAGCCACTGTGCCTAATGTGGCTCCATAAATGTTAGACACTCGCTCCAACTTCTTACCCATGCTTTTGTACATAGCGCGGATTTGTAATTCATTTAAACCTCTGCGCTTTTTGCGGCCTACCTCTCGCTCCGCGATGGCGCGAGCCTTACCGAACGATAAATCGCACGCCACAGCTAGTCCAATCACCGTGCAAAAATTAGTGTCATGGTAATACTTACGGCCTACCTTGGCTAATTCATCGTATGAATGTTTAAAATGTTTAATCTTACCCATATTTAATTACCTCAGTTACTCAACGCAAACGCCAGTTACCTAGCATCTCCGGTGAATAACCGCTGATTGATTTAGGGACTACTCAGCGGCACACCTTGGCCCTAAAGCTTACTTCCCGCTATAACCTTAATCAACCTTGGTTACTCTATCCACAGCTAGTATGCTTCCATCTGTCGCTATTGCCTAGGCTAAGAAGCCGACAGTATCCACGCTATGCTGTGGGTGAGTAAGGACTTTACAGCTCGCTTATGGTCAACTCAAGCACCTAGGTACCTCGCCATAAGTAAGTATTGATCCCGCTGTCCGTTCCCTTACTCAGTGGTTCCCATGATAGACCTTTGAGATACTGATGCTTATCTATTTGCGACATAGATATATCTGGTTGCGACAATCTACAATCTTTTTTATCTACCTACTTATATAGCAATTTATTTGTGGCTACTTGTGGCTATCCTTGTGTACCTAGCATAAGGGTATGCTTGTGTCAACCTGTGTATTCATACAGTGCTGTAGGTATC